ACATTACAAATTGCTTTGGAGTAATAAATGCGGAATTTGATTCAGAAAATGCTACAGTCAATATTAAACAAAAAGATACTGGCGACTAGTCTTTTACTAGTTAGCAGTATTGTCTTTGCAGATAATGTTGGCGATATAACCGAACACAAGGGTAGTGGAGGAATAACCCGTCAGGGTGATAATTTCGCCACATCCCTTGGATTAGGTGTAGAAATGTTAGATCATGTTGTAACTGCGAATGGTCGTATAAAAATGACCTTTTTAGACGATACGATATTACGATTAACAGAGCATACAGAGATCACAATAGATGAATACTATTATGATCCAAATAAAAAGGCGAGTGCTAGAATGACGATGAATTTCGTGTCTGGTACGGCACGATTTATTACAGGTAAGTTAGGATTAGTACCAAGAGAAAATATTATTATTACAACGCCTACTGCAACGATAGGTATTAGGGGTACAGATTTTACTGCATCAGTTGATGAATTAGGAAGAAGTTTAGTTATCTTGTTACCTGAAACTGAATGTACGATAGATGGAGATTGTTCTCCATCTGGAATGATTACTGTAACTAATGATGGTGGAACAGTAACATTGACTGAAGCTTATTCGGCAACAATGGTATCTTCTTTTGATAAAATACCTACAGTGCCGGTAACACTTAATAATATAAATTTAAATATGATTAACAATATGTTTATTGTTAATCCACCTAAAGAGATAAAGAAGGCAGTTGAGGAGAGTTCAGGTACTAGAAAGGATACTGCCACCAGTATTTTAGATTTTACTGACCTTGATACTGATTTCCTAGCTAAAGATTATCTAGCTAAAGACGAGTTTGAATTTACTGAGCTAGATATGAATCTACTGGATGTAGATTTTTTAACAGATATTTTAGTTGCTATTGAAATGATAGATATACTAAGACGAGGAACTCGAGCTGCACAGGGAACAAATGAATTTACTGGAACAGCTTTAGGGTTCGATAAAGAAACACAGTACAATAGTATAATTGATACTGGAATGGGACAACTTTGGTTCTATAGAGAAGTCAATGCAGTGATTTCAGTTAGAGTACCTATAGGGTCAAATACAACATTGGAGAGTACAAATGAAGATAAAAAATCTGTTATTACCGTTGGCGATGGTTCTTCTGTTATCATCATCATTAATCAAAGCGGATAATACAAATTCAATACTTATAGAACAAGTTGCAGGTGGTAACAATCTGGATCTTCTTATTGAACAAATAGGATATAATAATAAAATATTCTTTTCATTAGGAGATACTGATGATACTGTTATAAATCTTAAACAAGAAGGTAATTATAACGAATTAGGTTATACAAATGATTACCCAGGTTGGGGATCAGGTGTAAGTTGGGGTGGAGATATTGATTATGATAATCAAGATATTAGACTTTGGCAACATTGTACTCAAGGAACTTCCTGTAATAAAAATGATATTCAATTCCATGTTTCATATGGAACAGATAATAAAGTCTGGTGGGCTCAAGGATATGAAATCTCAAACAGAAATGATACAGGATGGTCAAAAGATAATTATGAAGGCGGCGGCCATAAAGTGACTATTGACATACATGGAAATAGAAATGAAATAGTTGGTCAACAAAGAAATTGCTCTGCTAATAGTTGTGATGGCCATCTCGCACAAATATATATTTACGGAGATGATAATTCTGTTTTTGGTAAACAAAAAGCAGACGATTCAAAAACTTTTGTACTGACTATTCTCAATGATGATAATGTTGTAGATTATTTACAAGACGGACACGGTGAACATACAGCTACTATAACATTGGACGGTAATTATGGAACAGATTTAGATTTAGTTCAACATTCTAATAATAATCAATCTTACACACTAATACAAAATTGCCAGACTTCTAGTGGATGTACAATTAGCATAACACAACAATAAATGGGCAAATTTTTAACATCTATATGGATGTGTTTTATAGTTCTAGGTTCACTTTTATTATTAAGGGTTGCCGACCCCAAACCCATAGAACAAATTCGATTAATCAGTTTCGATTATTATCAAACTATGCTTGAAAAGACCACTTCAGAAGAGGTGGTACTTTTAGATATTGGAGAGAAGTCCTTAGAATTAGGAGGTCAATGGCCTTGGCCAAGAAGTCAGATAGCTCAATTAGTATCTGATTTACGTTCTTCTAATGCTGGCTTGATTGGTTTAACTATGATGTTTCCTGAACCAGATAGATTTGGACAAGATGCTATATTAAAAAGTTGGTTAGACGGGAATGGTGTAGTATTGGGCCAAGTTCCATCATCAAAAGGTCGAAAGGGTGTAGCACCGTATGTAGGAACCGCCGTATTAGGGAATGGTGATCCATACAATTTTGCATATGAATATGGTGGTATTGTAACTAACATTTCAGAACTTGAACAAGCTGCAGCTGGTGTTGGAATGATTAATGCAGCACCTGAAGTTGATGGTATGGTTAGAAGAATTCCACTCATTAGCCAGATTAATGAACAGATATACCCAGCTATGCCTATGGAAATGATACGAGTCATGTCTGATAAGCTATCTTATACAATGAAAGTTGAGTCAACTGGAATAGAGAATTTTAGAATACCACCTTATAATCCAGTTCTGACTGATTATACAGGTTCCATATGGGTTGATTGGTCGAAAGAATTTCTACGGTATGAGTATGGGGATCCCCTTCCGAATTTAGAGGGAAGGGTAGTTCTAGTTGGGGTGACAGCTGAGGGTATTCAACCACTTGTTCCGACTCCAATGGGTCTAAAAACTCCACATGATATTCAGGCGTCTGCTCTTCAGACGATTCTTCAGGGTACGACCATTTCACGGCCACCGTTTGCCGATCTTGTGGAAATAAGTATTGTTCTTTTAGTTTCATTATTGATTATTTTCTCGGTTTATTATTTACCTGTTCTTTGGTCAGCAGGATTTTTCTTAGTCTCTGTAGGCACCTTGATATACATCCCTTTAAGTTTCTGGTCATCATCATTTTTCTTGTTTGATTTAACATTCCCAGTTTGTGCTTCATTATTAGTATTTAGTCAAAGTAATTTTAACAACTTCTATATTCAGTTCAAATTAAGACAACAAATTAAGAAACAGTTTGGAACATATCTATCTCCAGATATGGTTAATATGTTACAGAAGAATCCTGACTTATTAAGATTGGGTGGAGAAAGACGAGATATGACATTTTTGTTTGCAGACATTGTAGGATTTACTCCCATATCTGAGGCATATATGCAGAATGATGATCCTGAAGGATTAGTAGAACTTATCAATATGTTTTTAGATAAAATGACGAAAGTCATCCTTAAGAACGGTGGGACTGTAGACAAATACATGGGAGATTGCATAATGGCATTTTGGAATGCACCTTTGCCATGTGAGAATCATGCAGATATGGCAGTTAAGTCTGCTATGGAAATAGAATTGATGACTGAAGATTTAAACCAACAATTAAAAGACGATGGATTAAATTTACCACCTGTTGTTATTGGGACAGGTATTAACACAGGTAGATGTATTGTAGGTAATATGGGTAGTGAATCAAGATTTGATTATTCAGTTGTAGGGGATGCTGTAAATTTGGGAGCTAGGTTAGAAGTTCAAACAAGGACATTTGATACACCTATTTTATTATCTGAATACACTTATAGAGAATTACAAGATATTCCATGTGTCAAGATAGATGAAATTAAGGTAAAGGGAAAAGAAGAACCAGTGACCATATATGCACCGTTATTTGATGCTAAAGTAAGAAAATTAAAAAAAACTTGACACCACAGGTACACTAATGTTATAATGTTGGTACAACAACGAAAAAGTGAGAAATTAATTAAATGCCAACTGAAGCAATAACGAGTATAAGTCATGACTTCAAAGATCAAGCTGAAGGTCATGCCTTTGATGAAGCTGAAGGTCATTGGGTTGGTGAACTAAAACAACAATATAGTTTTGTTCTTAAATATTTGGAAATGAAAACAACATCTAGAGGATATTTTGTTCATAGATTTATGGATAAACGTGGAGCTCAATTTATAGCGTTTGATGGCAGAGAAAAACTTGAAGTTGCAATGTCAGACGCATCGCCATCAAAGGAGTTAGAACCAATGGATTGTTTTACTTGTAAAGCTACAGTTACTAGACATTCAATAAATACATTTAAATATGGGACACCAAACACCCCATATAAAGAAACAGTTTTAAATAGAATTTCATTAGGGAAATTCTTAGGAAGAAAATAGTTGACAAAGGAACATATACTGTTATAATAATAGTATGAAAAAGAATTTTATAATATTTAACTGTTATAAATACTACATGAAGCGCTCAATAGAGGCTTCATTTTTTAATAACCTTGCTTAATAATAGGAGGAATTAACTATGAATAAGTTAAGCATATGGGACGATTTTAGTCCCTTCACAATAGGATTTAATCAAGTTTTTAACGAATTAGATAGAATCCGATCATTACCAACAACGAATTATCCACCTTATAATATCCGAAAAGGATCTGAGGAAGATACTTACATTATCGAATTGGCTTTAGCCGGATTTGCAGAAGAGGATGTAACTGTTTCAGTTAAAGAATCTAATCTGACAATTACAGGTGAACTTGGCGATAAAGATAATGGGTTTGTTCATCAAGGCATTTCACAACGAAAATTTACAAGGAACTTTGTTCTTGCAGATGATGTTGTGGTTAAAGGTGCCGATCTTTCAAATGGAATACTTTCCATTTATGCAGAAAGAGTAGTTCCGGAAGAAAAGAAATCCAGAACTATCGAGATTGGTAAACTCGCAAAATCAACTAAGAAACAATTCTTAGCTGAATAATCAAAGAGGTAAATACTGGGACTTGACATCTCAGTATTTACTGTTATAATAGTAGTATAACTTTAATTATGAGGAAAATAAATGAATTATTGGAAAAAACTAGTTGAGTTTTTAATTGGTCCACAAGGATCTGGTGTTAGAGCCAAAGTTGATGATCGATCTACAACTGAATTAAACAAAGTCTATGAAGATGGAAAAAAACCTAAAGCCAAAAAAAGAGGTCGAGGTAGACCTAAAGGTTCTAAGAATAAAAAGAAATGATTGACTTGGAATATATAGGAATAGTGGTAGGGTGCGTGATATTTGTGACGGTATTTTGTCGTATCATTTATCTATGGTCTGGAAAATAATGCCTCCTAAGTGGATAAGGTAGATGAAACACTAAATACTTATTATCCATTATATGATGGTGGACTTTATACAGAGGTTATTCATCAAAATGGTGAGAGAGCCATTAAGATTTTAAAGGGTGATTATAAGGGTGTTATATATCAATACGGGAAAATTGAATTTATTCCGAGAGTTGAATCTGAAATACCTACAATAAATTTTGATAGAGCCGTTAGAATTTGTCCTGAAAATTTACTAAATACTATCTCAGAAGATAAAGAATTTAATCAACTTATGGGTGATATTTTAGTAGAGTTATTAGCCAATCAAGGCATCAAAGAACTTAATCGTGATAAAGAAGATTATATTTCTTAGTTTGTTTTTATCTATAAATGTAAATGCATTAGACAACATGGAATACAGTAAAGAATTTAAAATAAGACTTAAAGAAGAACTCATTGCAGATGAAGGAATGGTATTAAAAGTATATAGAGATTATTTAGGATATTTTACAGTAGGTGTAGGTCATCTTATTACTCCAAAAGATGAAGAATGGGGAGTGAGTGTAGGAACACCAATTACACAGACAAGAGCAGATGAACTTTTGTTTTATGATCTAAATAATGTTATAAAAGAATGTGAAACTCATTTTCATCAGAATTGGAGTATTTGGCCAGAAGAAGTTAAATTGATCATCGCAAATATGGCTTTTAATTTAGGTGTAACTAAATTAAAGAAATTTCAGTTGATGCTCACAGCTATTAATGCGGAAGATTACAAAACTGCATCAGAGAAAGGATTAAATTCTAGATGGGCAAAGCAAGTCCATAATCGTGCAAAACGATTAATGGGTAGATTACGCGATATTGATGTAACTGATAAGTTTGACTCGAAAGGTCGATTATTAAAAAAATAGGAAAAGTTTTGCACTTTTATACAAATGTTAAGAAATATAAAGATTTTATTCTAGTTCGTGGAATAAAGAACGGTAAGAGATATATTAAAAGATTAAAGTATGAGCCTACTTTATATATTCCAATAAAAAAACAGACACCATTCAAATCAATTCAAGGTGAATTTTTACAACCAAAGAAATTTGGTTCAATTAGTCATGCCCGGAATTGGAGAAAGAAATTTAAGGGTATAAATATAGATATTCATGGATTAGATTCGTGGGAATATACTTATATTAATGAATCATTTCCTAGTAATATAAATTTTGATATTAAAGAATTAAGTGTTTTGAATATTGACATAGAATGTGAATGTGAAGATGGATTTCCTGAACCTATAGAAGCTAATGAAAAAGTCAATGCTATCACAATGAAAGTATTTGGTCATCCAACAATTCATGTCATTGGAACAGATAATTTTGATTTTAAAACAGATAATCCTAATATAAGATATTATAAATGTCAACATGAGAAACAGTTGTTGAAAACATTTATGAAAGTTTGGAATGAACTTGAGCCTGATATAATTACAGGTTGGAATGTTGAAACATTTGATATTGCATATCTTGTTAATAGAATTTGGAAATTATTTGATTGGGATACAGTTAGAGAATTATCTCCACATAATTTAATTACTTCAAGAGAATGGTTTTATATGGGTCAGAAGAAAATGATTTCATATAATATATCTGGAATATCTATATTAGACTATTTGCAGATGTATAAGAAGTTTACATATGTTACGAGAGAAACATATAGGTTAGATCATATAGCTCAAGTAGAACTTGGTAAAAAGAAAATTGACTATTCAGAATTTGGTGCCATGCATCTATTCTATAAAAATGATTATCAGAAGTTTTTAGAATATAATATTAGAGATTGTGAATTAGTAGAAGCTCTAGATGATAAACTTCAATTAATGGATCTATTAATTACTATGGCTTACAGCGCTAAGTGTAATTATGAAGATGTGTTTGGTTCAGTAAGATTTTGGGATTTACTTATTTATAATTTTTTAAAGAAGAAAGGGGTAATTCCACCACCCAAGAGGGTAGCTCCAAGTTCAAGATTTGTAGGAGCATATGTTAAAGAACCACAAATAGGGCAACATAATTGGGTGATGTCATTTGACTTAAACAGTTTGTATCCACATTTAATCATGCAATACAATATGAGTCCTGATACTCATTTACCAAATAAATTTAATCAAGATATTTCAGTTGAGAAACTACTTGAAGG